CCAATCAACAGCATTAGCACCCCTAGCATTACCACCTACTGTAGATGAAGTAGTAGCTTGTGCTTGTAGTGCGCCTGTTCCTGCTGGAGAAACATAAAGAGAACCATCTGATTGAAGTCCTAGACCTGCTACTCCGCTAAAGGATAGGGTAGGAGTTCCGTAAACTGCTGTGGTTGTTGTTGGGACATAAGTGTTGGTTACAGAACCTATTTCAAATTGTGCGCCATAAATATATGCAGTAGTTCCAGAAGCCGTTAATGTTGATGCTCTTGCAGATGTTGAATTATCAATAGCACAAAGTTGAAAATCAACATCTCCAGCAGAAACAGCAGTAGTGGTTGCTGTCATAGAACATCTATACCATCCGTTTCCTACAGATGTAATTGTGGCTGTCGCTGCAGAACCTACTGTTCCCAATGTTCCTGTGCTGACATTAAAATTTGCATAAGAATTTAATGAAAATGTAGAACCACCAGACAAAATTTGCACATAACTTTGAGTTCCAGCTTTTACATACCAAGATTGTGTATAAGCTAATCCATTAACTAAAGTCCCAGTTTGTGTAATTCTTGATAAAGTACCACCACCAGTAAATGTAAGAGTGCTGGCTGTAGAACCGCCAAAAGGGTCAGTCGTGGAATTTGCTGTTACGGATAAATTACTTGCAGTCCATGTAGCATTTGTAAAAGTATTTGACTGTAATAATAAATTCTCACCAGTACCTTTTAATACTTCTGTCTGTCCTGTAATAGTAGTAAATGTGCCAGTATTGGGGGTTGTTGCGCCAATGACTGTGTTGTCAATGCTCGAGCCAGTCATGGCTAATGTTGTGCCATTGTAGGTCAGCAGCGGTACGCCACCTAATGCGCCAGCGTTGTTGTATTGAATCTGGGTATTTGTGCCGCCAATGGGTGCTTGGATGCCAGAATAGCCAGAGTAGCCTGAGTAACCGCTAATTCCAGAACCAGAATAACCACTATATCCTGATATACCACTTCCTGAATAGCCAGAATAGCCAGATGTTCCAGAGATCCCGCTGTAACCAGAATAGCCACTTAAACCATTTATTCCAGAGTAACCTGAAAAGCCACTTATTCCTGACCAACCACTTGTGCCAGAATAACCGCTATATCCGCTGATTCCAGACCATCCAGAAGTGCCTGAGTAACCAGACCATCCCGATATTCCAGACCACCCTGAAACCCCGCTATAGCCCGAATAACCAGACCAACCAGAAATACCAGACCAACCACTATAGCCACTTAATCCAAGTCCACTATAGCCTGAAGTTCCACTAAAACCAGAATAACCAGAAATACCAGATCCTGAGTACCCACTTGTTCCAGAATAACCTGAATATCCTGAAGTACCTGCCGAACCATTAGCTCCTGAATAACCTGAATATCCAGATGTACCTACAATTTGACCAGCATTAAACCATGCTGTGCCATTCCATACATAAAGATCGCCATTGGAATCTACAATGTAGGCATCATTAATTTGGTTTCCTGTTGCTGGTAAATCTGATGGGGTAGCAACAGATCCTTTAATATTAATTGAAGTACCTTGTGCGCCACTAAAACCAGAAAACCCGCTGTATCCGCTGATTCCTAATCCTGAATATCCTGATAAACCCGATACTCCAGAGTAACCTGATAAGCCAGAATAGCCCGAAATTCCGCTATATCCCGATGTGCCTAAATAGCCAGAATAACCAGATATTCCACTAAATCCAGAATAACCTGAAATGCCAGACCAACCAGAAGTTCCAGAATATCCTGACCATCCCGAAATTCCTGACCATCCCGAAATTCCAGAATATCCGCTAAAACCTGACCAACCAGAAATTCCTGATGCTCCACTAAACCCTGAATATCCTGACCAACCAGAAATTCCTGATGCGCCTGAATAGCCTGAAACACCAGAACCTGAATAACCGCTGATTCCAGAAAAACCTGATATGCCTGAATATCCGCTTATGCCAAAATATCCAGAAAATCCTGATATACCAGAATATCCCGATATACCACTAAATCCAGAATAACCAGAAATTCCGCTACCAGAGTAGCCAGACTTTCCGCTATATCCACTTATGCCAAAATATCCTGAGTAACCAGATAACCCTGAATAACCAGAAATTCCTGAATAGCCTGATATTCCACTAAAGCCAGAATAACCACTTATCCCAGAAAATCCTGAGAAACCCGAAACCCCTGAACCAGAATAGCCACTAAATCCAGAATAACCAGATATTCCACTTCCAGAATATCCCGATATGCCACTATAACCAGATAAACCAGACCATCCAGAGTAACCAGAAATACCGCTAAATCCGCTGTATCCAGATTCTCCACTATAGCCTGACACACCTGATCCAGAATAGCCAGATGTTCCGCTGTAACCTGAATAGCCAGAGTAGCCTGAATTACCAACACCAGTTAGCTGTGTCCAATTAATCGGTGTTGAATTAATAAATCCAGTTTCAGGAACAATAGCTACCCAACCAGTATTAAAATTATCATTACCATTAACAATAAAAGTAAAAGCACCGGGGACTTCAGCCCAAGTTGCCATATCTGGCGATCTAGCCCAAGTTCCAGTTGCAGCGATATAAATACCATTGTATGCAGCATTGGTTTGATTTTTAACCAATACCCTATCGCCAGCTAAAGTTGTATAGCCATCAATCGTTTGTAATCCTGATAGCGTAATATTTCCACCACCTTGAGCTATAGTTGTTGTGGCGCATTGACACTCTACTTTTGGTGTAAGACCTAAAGCTAAATTATCTACATAACTTTTATTTACAATGTCTAATGGATTAACAGGGGTCGAATTTACTTGCCCAGTTTTAGTATCCATATTATTGAAATAGGCAGATAAATTGCCTGACAATAATTGATCTGGTTGTATAAAGTTTTCTGATGTTCCTGAAGTATCTAAGTTTGTAGCAAAATCACCTTGATTCCATGCTTGTGCGGGAGTACCTTCTTGTCCTCTTTCTACAGTAAAAGCATCGCCAGAAACAGCGGTTACATAAACAATCTCATTTACTAAATTATTTGTTGCATTAATTAAAGTTAAAGCAAACAGTTCACCCGCTGTAGGATTTGGAAAATATCGCCCTGTCCCACTAGCTACATAAATAGTAGTGTCAGTTGGGGCTACTGGCAATGCCAGCGTAGTTTGCGCTTGGTTAGCAAATAAGAATATTGACATGGTAAATCCTAATCAATATTTTTAAAGAATGGTGTAAGTATCGTTTGCTGCGCCTGTAAATTTAACAGTAGTAACTGGGAAAGTTAAAACATAGTAAATTTGACTTGTTTCTGTTCCTGTAGGAGTAACTGCACTATAAAAAGTAGAGCCATTATCTAAAGACAGTTGAATAGCACGACCACCTGTTGCCGAATTTAATACCAAAGTTGCAGGAAAAGCAACATTAGTAGGTGAAATTGCAACAGTAGCAGTTGTGCCAGTTAGTGTGCCTGTGATTGGGCTACCATAGTTAATCATAATTATTCCTTAATATTTTATGCAAGTAAGAATGGCTATATTAATAGGTCTTGCTTCGCTTCCACCACTATTAACAACTGTTGTTGAAGTGCTTACAGATAAACCTGTATAGCCTGTTTGTGTGACTGTTCCAATATTTTGATTTTGATTTGAAAGTTCAGCTTTTCCTGATCCAGCACCAGCACCACCTGTTTCAACCAAAATTCCATGAATATGACCGGGATCTGATACAGATGAAGTTGATAAAGCAGAATGCGTGTGTGATAAATTTTGATTTTGTTGAACTGTTCCAATTGCTCTTGCTGGATCTATTCCATTGCCGTTGTCTAAAGTTCTTAAAAAATAACCGCCAAATTGAGGTAATCTAAATGTTGTAGAGCCATCACCAGAACTGAAACTACCATATTGACCTGCCAACCAATCAGTATCAGATATTAAATTGCCACTTGTTTGAGCAAAACTCCATAAAGAAGCATAAGTTGCTCTTGAAATTAACTGACCTTCTGTAATCAAATAGCCAGTTGGTGGAGTTGTTGCAGGAAATTGCATAATTGCACCAGTTGGTACAGTTGTTACAAAAATACCTGTTGCTGGATTTGCTAATACAAAAGAATTGTAAGATGCACTCCAATTTAACTGTAAAGGATAACCTGCTCCCGGTATATCACCAGCGACTAAAGCAGCGTTATTGCCCTTAACTATAGGATATGCCGATAAAAGAGTAGAACCTAAAGTAAGTAGTAATGTTGCGGGTGCTGTATTGGCATAAGCTGATACAACTGTTAAATACATTCCATCAGGCAAAGAAGTTAAACTTGATGGAATTGTGCCAGTTAAAGCATTGGCTGTACCAGAAGCAATAGTATATTGATAATATTGATTTTGTAATTGAGTTGACTGCACTAATCCAGTCATAACACCGGCGGTATCATAATTTGCAACAATATCGCCAGTAGTAAACGGAGTTTTAGATGTACCTTCTTGACCACGAATAACTGTCAAAGTATCACCAGAAATAGCTGTGCAAGTACAAATTTCAAATACAGTTGATGAGCTTGCACTTACTAAAGTTACTTGAAAAACTTGTCCAGAAGTAATAGTAGGAAATTCTGCTCCAGTACCAGCAGCTACTGTGATGCTAGTTTGAGTAGCAGTAATAGGTGCAGAAAGGGTGGTTTTAGCATTATTGGCATAAAGCTGAATTGTCATATTTTTCCCTAAATTACCAAGCGATTTTCACCATTGTAGCTAAAAACTGCTTAATTTAATACTTTCCTTCAGCAAATACATTAACAAAGACTGTGTTGTCCTCTAAGGCTTCAATTTCATGCCACTCACCAGCAGGTAGGTTTAATGGCTGGCTATTTTTATTAATAGTATAACTACGACCTTCTAAACTCACTAAACAAGACCCAGAGTTACACATAGTTGCATGACTAAATCCATGACTATGTTTAGGCAAACCCTGTCCTTTATCTGCATGGTAAACATTTATCTGTGCACCATCATAGGTAAATGAATGAAATGTTTCTACAAGATTGACCATTATGCTGTTAAAGTGCCAGTAGTTCTAGGCTGAATGATTGATGCTGGTTGTGGTTGATTGGTTGTTAATACTGTTCCATTCCATGTAAATCCTATGTTACCAGCACCAATAACTTGTTCTAAATTGTATGTAGTTGTATAAGTTGGAGGAACTGTAGCTGGCAAATTTTCAGTTGTAGTTCCCACCCAAACCATCGCTGGTGTAGTTGCTTGAACTAACATGGTTGCGTCTGAAGGTGGTTGCCAATCTTGGGTATTACCATCCCAAACTACACAATTAGTAACTACATCACTTTCTACTACTAAATAATTTTGAGTTGTCATATTAGATTACCATTCGAAAATAACTACACCACCAGCACCAGAACCACCAGTACCACCACCAGAGTTTGAACCGCCTTCTGCACCGCTACCACCACCGCCATAGTTATTACCAGTTTGTCCATTTCTTGAACCACAACCACTAAATTGATTTTGTTGAAGGTTTGTTGCCGCTAAAATAGTTCCTCCGCCTGAACCAGCTATAAAACCACCTCCACAAGAACCGGGAACTATACCAACACCTCCATTACCACCTTGAAAATTTAATGTTCCTCCGCTTGCAGAACCGCCAGCACCACCATTACCTTCAGTACTAATACTGGCATTACCTCCACCACCACCACCATTACAAGTGACAGTAGTAATAGTTTGTGTTCCAGAAGCAATTTTTGATTGTCCACCAGTTCCAGTAGCACTAGCACCGCCACCTACAGTAACAGCAATAGTATTAGCTGGTGTCAATCCAGTTAAATAAGAAATTGCAGAAGCACCACCTCCACCGCCACCAGCAGCAGAATTTCCACTAGCACCATTACCACCACCTCCTCCACCACCTACAACTGTGACTTTAATTTTAGTAATTCCAGCAGGAATAGTAAAAGTTCCACTTGATGTAAATGCTTGAGCTCCTATCCCTAATGCCCCTGAAGCACTTGCTTGAACTGTAGAGTCTGGAAAGGTTACTCCAGAACTACCAATTGATGTTGTTGCCATATTTAATTAACTCCTAAAATTAAGGTGTACCAGCACCTGACACATTTGCTAGTGCTGTAAAGTTTCCAGAATTATCTAATGATGCTATATTAGTTCCATTGTATTGAAAGTAAAGTTTAGTGCCAATTTGAGAAACTGTAAAATTTGCAGTTGCCAAACTAGATGCTGATGGAGAAGCACCCCATGTTTGATCGCCACGAAGGTAAGTTGCACTACTTGGTGTTCCTGTTGCTAGATTTGCTAATGGCACTAAACCAGATCCAAGGTTTGTAGGTAAATATCCAGAACATCCAGATAAATTACCTGAAGTTGGAGTTCCCAAAATAGCACTAGATAAAGTTGGATTTGATAAAGTTAGCCCTGAAATAGATGTATAAGTTCCACCCAAAATCATAGGACTGCTACCCAAAGTAATTGGTGTAGCAAAATTAGCATCCAATTCCAATAAAGGTATTGACCCTGATTGTGATGCAAAAGTATACGGAACTGACATAAATTACCCTTTAAGTGGTGTACCAAGTAACTGTAACATTAGAGTTATTTTTCCAATTAACAGTATTACTAGAACTATTTGTCCAAGTTACAAGTCCTTCATTAATATCAATTGTGTAATTATATTGGAAGGGAAGATGTAAAACACCAGAAGAAAAACAAGATTGCAAAATTGGCACAATTGAATAATTTGGAACAGTAATAGTTACATTTGTGCTATCAGATTGATAAATTACGCTAATATCAAAAGTATCTTGAATGATAGGAGAAACTCCATTAACACCCAATAAAAACCTTTTTACTCTGCGCTTTAACCATTGAGTAGTATATTGAAAACCATCACCCTTGTAAAAATTCCAAGTCAATATACGCTTAAAAATATCATCATTGACTGTGTAATAATTTGTTGGTGCAATTTCAGTATCAGAAGCGTAAGGTCTTGTATTATAAGCATAAGTATTATATGCGCCAATAGGAGAAAATTGGAACGGAGTGCCTAAACTTGGTCTTGTTTCTCCATAAATAGCATAAGCAGTCCAATCTAATAAAGGATACGATTGTCCTGTATAAATAGGCAAATTTAGACTATTTGTATTGTCCAAATATTGTTGTGAGGTTGTGTTATAGGCAGTAAAAAAAGCCTGAAGATCCTCGTTATAAGGATCTTGCGTATATTGTTGATATAGGTATGCTGGTAGAACTTGAGTTTGCATATCAACCCTGAGTTAATGTAATCAAGCTAGAATTAGTTAAAAAATAGCTTTCAGGATCGCCATAAACTAAAAAAGTACCTGAAACTGGTGCTGTGACAATTCCATTAATTGCAATAGAAGGCGTAATTTTAGAAATTTGATTAGCTGGCAAAATTGAAGATACCGCAATCTGAAAAGCCTCTTGTAAATCAAAAGTATTAATTGGTTGACCTACAGTTATAGAATTAATGTAATTTGCAATAGCTGGCGCAGCCAAAGAGGCTACAGAGTTAGGATTAATTAAATTTGTAGAAATAGTATTCCAAGTAACAGTCATTGAAACAGTTTGAGCTGGTGGATTAACATAAATAATGTTGTAAGTATCTGGATAATCATTGACAGAAACGCTTACATTTCGCAGATTAGGAGTAACTACACCGCCACTTATATAAGTCAAACTGGTGGCATTTAAAGGAATGCTAAAAGAATTTTCACTCAATACTGTAGCAGTAAAAGTACCATTGAAACCAGAAGGTGAAACTCCTGAAATTACAACAGTTTGCCCAGTTGCATAGCCATGATTTAAGTTTGTAGTAACAACAGCAGGATTAGTGGAAGTAATACCTGTTACTTCCAAAGTTGATCCCACTAAATTTGAAATATCTGGAACGCTGTTAAAAATAGCATTTCCTACTTGATATGGATCTCCACCACCGCAAATAATTTCCCATTGATTTGTAGCTACATTTCGAACAGATATAAGCTGAGATTGCACTCCTGATACTTGGCTTAACTGTGACTTAATAAAAGTTGGAACTCCTTGAGCCGTAACCATTCCAGCTTGAATTACTTGCGCTTGATAGGATTGAATGGATTGTGCAGTTTGACCGGGCAATCCAGCAGAAGGGTTAATACAAGTTAGGCTATATCCTGATGGAACAGAAGTGATAATTTGAGTAACAGTTCCCGCTGGAATTGCCCAAGATCCAGCAACATTAGCTAAACAATATAAAGGTGAAGATTGACCAGAAGTAGCAATAATACCGCCATCTTGAACAACATACTGATAAGTACCATCAGACACAGTAAAACCAATAGGAATAACAAAACCAGCAAGCCCTGAGAAAACAACATAGACAGAAGTGTTTGACCCTTGTCCTTGTGTAACTCCATAAACCTGTCCTAATTGATAAAGAATAGAAGGATTTGCTGTAACAGGACTAATTGAATTTACTAAATCAACATAGGCTTGATCTTGAATTACTACTGCGCCTGCAGCAGTTGAAGCCATATCTTCTACAAGACTACCGGGTAAATTAGCAGTTAAACCGGGAGCTAAAGCTGTTGCTGCTGCAATTTCAGCATTTAACAAATCTGTTGGGGAAGCTGGTACTGCTCCAGCAGTAGTTATTGTTGCCATTATGTAGCCACCGATGTAGAAATAGTTGTGCCATTTTGAAATACAGCATTGATATTATAAGTTGGGTTTGTTGCATTTTGCTGTTTTATAACAGTCAAACTTGCAAAATATGGAGCAAATTGAGTCTGTGTTCTATTTACCGCTAAGTCTGGTGGAATTTGCGTATGTACTGAATTTTGCGCTGGAATTCCATAATTCGCATAAAAAGGGCTTTCTCCTTGATTTAATCTCAAAGTTTGTGCCAAAGTTGCCAAATAAACATAGCTAGTATTGGTAACTTCTACCCATTGTTGAGTTGTGGGATCTACTCCATAAGTTCTCATATCGGTGCTCCTGTATTACTTGATCCTGTTTGAACTCCTGAATGTTCATGAGTACTACCCACATTTTTACCATTGTTAGTAAGGTTTCCAGAGTTGGAAATATTACCAGTAGAAGTAAAGTTGCCTGTTTGGGTAATATCTCCAGTAATTTGCATAGTTGCTCCAGATCCTGTATTGCTGATATAAAACCCATTATCTCCAGTAATTGAACCATGAACAACTAAATTTCCTGTAATAGTTACACCAGAATTATTGATAACCATTTTTGTGCTGCCACGAATTACAGTTACCCCAGAAGGAACTAATGTAACAGTAGTGTCATTATTGGTATCTCTAAGGACAACTCCGTTAGGTGCGTTTATATTAACTGCGTTAGGATCTACACTAGACCAATTTTTATTACCTATAGGCACATATACAAGCGCACCAAGGTTAAAAGGAAGTTCTAATGGAGCTAACCCTTGTCCGAGTCCTGTAACCCCACCAAGCCTTGCATCCGCAGCCATACAAACACCAAAATCACCAACTTGTACAGGTAATCGTACATAAGTTGATTCGGCTATTGGACAGGTGACTGAAGGAAATGTAAATAATCCACCTGTATCTATTTCAAAATTGACTGTAACAATTGCACCATTAACTGCTGTAACTCGACAAGGCAATTGAAAACCAAAAGCCTGTTGATTTTGACCAAATTTAGTATCAATAAAATTCGATATTGATACCGCAAAGGGGGTTTTTTGTTCTGCACTCATGTTTGATTTATTGGTGTATTTGGAATAATAGCCTCAATAATAGTAACCCAAGCATTGCCATCTGGGGATCTACTGCTACCAACATGATGCAATTTTGTTATAAAAAAAGTGCCATTAAAAGATATATTATTTCTGTACTGCGAATTATTATTAACAATGTTTAACACAGGAATTCCAGACTGAAATGATATGTAATCGCCAATACTTAAATCACCTCTCATAACCACTTTAGCTGAAATTGTATTAATTCCAAGCCAAGTTAAATTGCCAATTACATCGGTAAAAGGAATTTGTTTAGTCGCAGCGGGTGTAATTCCAGAATCTGTAAGATAAAAACCACTACCATTAGAGGTAATAATTGCCCCTGTGTAGGTTGGATCTTTTTTAATATTTTTGCTAATTTGATTTACTTTAGAAGAAAGGCTTATTAAATCAAAGTTTAAGCCTACAACATCTTCTGTATAAATTAGCCCAGAACTAAAAGACCCCTGAATTGGTGTATTTGGATAAGCTGTATGTAAAGCATTCTTTACCGCATCACTTAATTCTTGGTTTTCTGATTTGCTATACCAATTAAAAGGAATGTTTTGTAATGAATTAGGATCAACATTACCGGGAACAATAACCAAATCCAAAGACACTTCTGTACCTTGCCAGTTTGCAAAACATTGCAAAATAGATCCTTGAACAATAACACCTTGTTCTTGTGGATTTGCATAGGGTAAACCCTTAGACATTCCAACATTAACAATAATTCCGCACAATTGAACTGTTTTTCCATCAGCAGAAATAGTTGGATTCAGACTATTAATTTGTTGCAAATTTTTTAAATCTACACCATAAATTTTGATATAGCCATTAGATGCATATTGATGATATGCATTTTGAAATATATCTAGTTCAATTTGTAAAGATGAATAATTGTCACTTCCAGCGGTTTGTGAACTGTAGCTAAAAGCTGCAAAACGATTTGCATCACCTAAAGGGGGCGTAATAGTAATGTCATAAAAGCGCATTTTATGGATTTATTTCAAAATTATTACTACTAGCTCTGTAAACTAAAGTTGATGTCTTAAAGTACCCAAATACAAGATTAATGTCAAAATCATCGGGTGATGCCACTATTGGATTAATAACAATTAAAGCTCCAGAACTGTTATAAATGCTAATGTAATATCTTGAAGAATAAATATTCCAAGTACAAATAGCGGTATAAGTAATCCCATCCAAAGTGGGATTAAATTGAAAATTTGCGTATTGCGAAGGATTAAATTGAACGAATGTTGTCATAATCAAAATGGCAATGAAGGTGTAGCTGGTTGAGTCCAACTTGCTGTAGTAGGCAAACCATTTTGAATTTTACTCATCAAATTACCTAATACAGATTGTGACTGTGAAGAAGTAATTAATGGCTGTGAAAAATCCCATTGAAACATATATTGAACTTGTTTATCACCCGGTGGGGTAATATCTGTAATTCCAGTTAACAAGCAATTAGCATAAGCAAAAGCTGGTGTCAAAACAGTAAATGTTCCACCAGTAGTAATGTGCTGCTGTATACCAAATTGAAGGGCTGTCAAAATAGCTTGCTTGATGATGTATCCACCACCAGTTTGAGAAGGGCAAACCATTAAAAGACTGACATTTAAAGGTTCTTGAACTACCGCATTTGCAGCAGTCGCAAAATTAGCAAAAGGATATTCTGCTATTTTCCATTTTGCCAAAGTACCACCGGGTAATGGTTTGTAGTGAGCAAAAAATTCACCATTTTCAATTCCCGGTATATCCATCATTTCTGTTAAAAGCGTAATGGGAGCATAGCCACCCACATAATTTGCAAGACCGCCTTGAAGCCAAATAGGGGCTATTTCAAAAGCAGCGGAAAAGGTAGTTTGAGCTAAAGATGTCATAATTTTTATCTTTGTTGTCCTGCCATAGTAGCAGCCTTTTTACTAACTCCATCACCAGTAACAACATAAATATCCGTTTTATTTGGATTAAATAATTCAAGGTGATTCTTCTCTTTTGGATCACTTCCATAAGGAGCATACAAACCAGTAGCTTTGTTAAATTCCGCTTCTGATTTAAATCTTGATCTTAATTGTTTAAGAGCTTCTGGATCAACATCAACCGCAGTTGCATATCCTTCTTTATTTAATACTGTGTGATGCGAACCTTCGTGATATATACCCATCATCTGAGCATATTCTTTTGATCTATAACCACTAATAATAGGCAATCCACTTGCTTTTACAGCATCAATTAATTTAGGGTCTATTTTTGAAATATCAGGAGCAGTTTTAAAAAGCTGTAAATTTTTTAATCTATTGCTTACTGGAGCAGTAATATCTTTTTGAATATCGCCCTGTAAAACAGAAAGATCAGAAGCATTTTGCTTTATACGATCTTTTTCTTCTTTTGATTTGTCTATTAAACCAAGAAATTCAGCAGTAGCATAAATTGCTTGCCCTAATTTTTTTAAAGCATCAAAAAAAGTTTGAACATCTTCTTTAAATTCTGGTGAACCTAAATAATTTGCAAAATTCTCTAAGGCTTTTTGAACTTTATCACTACCCAAAAAATCATCAATAACTTTGACTATAGCTTCAGAAAGTTTACCTAAAGGTGCAATTAATTTTTCAAGGTTTTTAAGTAATGATTTTTCAATAATGCTACCAGCTTCTCTTAATTGAATGAAAAATTTTCGCCAATTTTCGTAATCTGCATCATCAAGTTGTAATCTGCCTGCGCCTGTTCGCAAAGATTGAATTAATCTTGCAAATTCTTCAGGTGTCATATTGCCAACAGTTTGCAACTGTTCTTGATTTAATACATCGCCAAGACCGGGGGTAATCGCTTTAGCTACATCAATATTTCCACCAGCAGCTTTTATCGCCTCTCTAGCTCTAGTTAAAATATCAGGCAGATTTTGAAATGCATTTTTATTTAAATTGCCACCTAAAATGCCAACTTTGTATTGTTCTGTCAAAGTTGTTTGAAGGGTTTGAATTCCACTTAAAATCCCTTCAATACCGGGCAAATAAGGCTCACCATAAGTTCTAGCAGCCCTTAGTTGACTAGAGGTTAATCCTAGTCCTGTAGCCTCTCTACGAAGGTTACTAGCACCAGCAGCTAAACCACCCAGACCAAAGCCACCACCAATAGCACTATAAGTAAGCCATTTAGCTGCTGACACCGCAGCAGAAGCCATATTAGAGGCTATATTAGCAGTAAAGCCAGCAGCAGACCTTAAAGCCTTACCGCCATCTTCTATTGATTTGTTAAAAGCCTTTTGTCGCTTTTCTGCTTCGGCAAGAGTCTTATTGATTTCTTGCCATTTTTTAGATTGGTCATCAACTGACTTTTTGTACTTGTCAAAGGCTGCGCTAAAGGCTTTAAACTTTTCGTCTAAGACATCAATTTCAATTACTGATTTTACTGTCATCTTATATTCCTAGTAATTAAAACAAAGTCTTAGATTTAATTGCCCTAATCAAATATCTTTGGCGATATTCTGAAGCATCTTCCCATTTAAATCCTATTTCTTTCATAAACTCGCCAAAATTTATGTAAGTAATATGATCTAGGATACTATGGATGATTCCTTCGCCTTCTTGCCAGTACTTTCTTTCTTGGTCAATATCGGCAAACCATTCATATACTCCGTACATTCCAAGGATGTAAGTTCCCAATTTCGCAACGCACCCGCCATCTCCAAGAAAGAATTTTTCAGATCCTTCGGTGCAACCTTGGAGATTGCTGTAAAAAAAATTAAAGAACTTATTGCTTCAGCTTCTTCATCCTCATTTAGTATTTCTTTTTTTACTGCGGTATCGAAAGGAATAGTTTCCCATCCATTTTCGGTACTTACTGCCACATTCGTTAAACGAATGATTTCATTAATCAAACCAAACTTAACACCGCCTGCACCTTCCCAGTTGCCTGCC